GTCATTTATATTATTATATTTTATGGCGTATTTATCGCCTATTTACCGGCGGTTTGTGCGACCGGATCCCCCACAGAGACGATACTTGGAGACCCATACCTCCGTGAAGGAGGTGTGTGTCTCTGTTGCAAGCAAATCGGGGTTCGGTTTCAGGCTAAAAATACCCTGCTAGCAGGGAATTAGCAGGGAATATTTTCCAATTTTGGTGTATTGCGCTCCGTAGCACCATGAATTCCCATTTGTTTTCATTTGGTTGAGAGGATTTCCCTGGGGTGCCGAGCAGGGAAATTGCAGGGAATTATTACCCCGCGAACCGTGTGCGCGGCATCGCCACTCTGGGAACTCAGCGATGGGCTGGGATCATAGTCCGAACATCCGCTCCTGCGTGATCCAGTCCAGCGGGATGGGCTGGCGCAACATCCGCTTCAATGTGACTTCCGGTGGCAAGGTGCCATCGCGGATGGCGATCTGGATTTTAGGTGACAGAAAGGCGAGTTGTCCTCGCGTTCGAATGAAGGCGTCATGATGCGTGGTGTCGCGGGCGATGGTGAGAAGGGGCGTGCCCTCGCGCAGCGCGCGCGCCCAGTGATGTGCATCCCGGAGTGTACGCATCAGTACCGGATCGGGGTGGGGCTGAAGATCTCCGATCACAAGCCTGGCCTCAACTCCGCGGCGACGCAGGCATACAGGAGATTGAATGGTGGCCAAGTCCGGCGCCAGATTTTCCGCTGGGATACCAAGTGCGGTTGCAAGCTCCGCCTGGTCCAATGTCAGCGCGATCCGCCGGGGATCGATCGATCCGGAAATCAGCATCGCACGCAGCGTATCCGGATCTTTCTGGTGCAACCGCTGCACAAGGCTCTGGGACGTTCGCATCAGATCCTCGCCCTCGCGTAAATCCGGCGCTGCCACCAGTCGACGTTCAACGGCCGCTGCGCTGAGGTGATCGGCGATAAGACGGGCGATGATAGCCTCGAGTTTCGGGGCAGGCAGACGCCAGCCCGTCGGATCGGGGCCGCCCGTAATCAGGCGGTTGGACACGTAGTAGTAATGGCGCTTTCCAGACTTGGTGCTGTGCGTCGGTGTAAGCAGGTCGCCAACCTCATCACGGAATTTTCCTGTAAGAATAGCTTGATCAGTCCCGCCAACGGTGTGCCCGCGACGTCGCCGTGCCCCCTGTTGCAGTTTCAGATGAACCCGTTCCCAGAGGTCTTCATTGAGAATGGCCGCATGTCGTCCTGGCCAGACCTTGTCCTTGTGACGGATCTTGCCCAGATAGACGGGGTTCAGCAGGATCTTGTGGATCTGGCCGCGCGACAAGTGGCCGCCGCCTTGTTCCCGGCCGGAGTGGAACAGATGATGCTTTGATCTCAGTCCCAGACCCTCAGCTTCGCGTTCGACACTGGCAAGCGACCCATGCCGGTCATAAAGATCGAAGAGGGTCTGAACCGTCCGGGCTTCGCCGACGTTGATGACAAGTTCCCGAACATTCGCGTCGGGATGCGGATCATATCCCAAGGGTGGAATGCCGCCCATCCAGAGCCCCTTCTTCTTTGATGCAGCGATCTTGTCACGGATGCGTTCCGCAGTGACCTCGCGTTCGAACTGGGCGAAGGAGAGCAGCACGTTGAGTGTCAGCCTTCCCATCGAAGTGGCTGTGTTGAAGGCTTGCGTCACGGAGACAAACGAACAACCGGCCGCATCAAAGCGTTCAACGAGCCTTGCGAAGTCTGCAAGCGAACGGGTCAGGCGGTCAATCTTGTAGACCACGACCATGCTGATCCGCCCGGCATCGATCTCCGTCAGCAACCGCTGCAAGGCAGGGCGCTCAAGGGATCCTCCGGAAAGGCCACCGTCGTCAAAGCGGTCCTTTGCGAGCACCCAGCCTTCCTGCTTCTGGCTGGCGACATAGGCTGCACAGGCCTCAAACTGGGCATCAAGAGAGTTGAAGTTTTGTTCCAGCCCGTCCTCGGACGATTTCCGGGTGTAGATGGCGCTGCGGATCTTTGGCATCGCTGTCATCAGAAACCGTCCCTAAGGCCAAAGAACCGCGGACCCGACCAGCGCGCGCCAGTGATCGCGTGGGCGACCGCCGTCAAAGATCGATAGGTCTGGCCATTCCAGCGATATCCGCCTTCAGCCACCTCGACTGCATGTGTTGTGCCGTTCCATTCGCGAAGTAGCCGCCCGCCTGGTTTTAGTGTTGGGCCGGGCCGGTCGATCGCTCCTGCGACACGACGCTCCAGACCGACCATAAAGTCCTTTGGTAATCCACCCAACTGGCGAGCCTGGACTTCGAAAGCGAGAAAACGGCGAAGGAAGGACTGGCTCAACCCTTTTGGGGCGGGTGATTGAAACAAACCAGTCCAGGCGGCAATCAATGCCGCCCGGTCCATGGCCTCGATCCCCGCAGCAGACAGCTTCATGCGCCCTCCGGAGTGCCGGTAATCCGGTAGTTGCCCGTTCCACCCCCGGACTTCGGTGGCATCCTGTCTATTGTGTAACCGTCTTTACGCAGCGTACTCAGCGCTGCCCGCACTGAATGGGCCTGCCAGCCGGTTGCTGCCTGCAAGGCGGCGAGATCGGCACCTGACTTTCGGTTGAGCAATCGCCGGATGGTTCCGGACTTGGTTTCGCGGGGCGCAGGATTGGTTGATTCGGCCATGGTAATCTCCCGATGTGCGGCCCGCGGAATGTCAGGCCGTCACCGAGCTAAGCCCGGAGTGCGAACCGGGCGTGAAACCAGTGACGCTCTGTTCGCGCGCGAAGTCCAGTCTTTTGCGTGCGCTTTTGAGGGGCAACGAAATTCAACTTCGTTCCCCTGATCCGAGTTTGTCCAACCATCTGATATATAATGTTAATTTTATATTGAACTTTTCTGAAAAAGAGTGATAGTTCAGACATCCGGGTTGGGAGAGATCACTTGAATGCTCTCCATCACCACCGCCCCGACCACAACCGTGGCGATGGTGGAAAATGTTCAACCGGACTCCACCACGCATATTGCGAAGAGCGCTCAGGCGCACTGGAAAGGAGTCCAAATGGACGACAACACATCCCGAAAGAAATCTCCCTGGGCGAACCCAGACTTGATTGCGAACCGATCGCAAAAGCCATCGCGTCGAAACGACCCATTCGGGCCGCTGGAAATCCTATGGATCGAAACCGACAAGATCGAAGATGCCCCGCGTCGGATCCGTAAGGCATTGGCGGCCCAGGTAGAAGCCGTCAAGCGGTCGATGGAGCGCTTTGGCAACCGGATACCGATCCTCGTCGGCGGCGTTAACGCTGACGGCAAACACCGGGTGATCGACGGCCACAGCCGCCTTGCTGCGGCACGCCTACTTGGCGCGGTGTCCATTCCCTGCATTGTCGTCAATGATCTGCCGGAAGTGGAGCTCCGCCGCCTCGCGCTATCCCTGAACAAGTTGCAGGAGACAGGCATTTGGGATGAAGAGGTTTTGAGCCTTGAAATAACAGAGATCATTGAGATCGATGGTGATCTGGAGTTCCCTGGCTTTGAGCTACCCGAGATAGAAGCAATCCGTTTTCGTGATACAGGGGGCGACGACCTTGACCCCGCCGATGATCTCTCTGGCTTGCGCCATTCTGACGCAACGCCGGTTACAAGGTTCGGTGATCTTTGGCTTTTGGGAGACCATCAACTCCTTTGTGGCTCAGCCCGGGACGGGACCGGCTTGGCAAATATCCTGCTTGATCAGCCGGTGGATGCGGTCTTCACGGATCCGCCGTACAATTTGAAGATCAATGGCCATGTCAGGGATGCTTCAGGCGGGTTCGCCGAGTTTGCTGAAGCCTCCGGCGAGATGTCTCGTAAGGAGTTCGTGGCATTTCTGATTGAGACGCTAGACTCCGCATCTTGTCGCGTCAAGCCGGGTGGCGTTCTTTTTGCCTGCATGGACTGGCGTCACGTGGGCGAAATGGCAGAGGCGCTGGAAGCGCTTGGTCTTGGTCTTCTCAACATTTGTGTCTGGGTAAAGACCAACCCCGGCATGGGCAGCCTCTACAGAAGTCAGCACGAATTCGTGTTCGCGGCCAAAAAGCCCGGAGCGGGCCACCGGAACAATATCCAGCTTGGCCAGTATGGTCGGAATCGCTCAAACGTCTGGCATTATGCCGGCGCGACAGGTGGGCGAGCTGATTCTGATGACGACTTCGATTCGCACCCAACGGTCAAGCCAATCCGGCTGGTCATGGATGCCCTTCTCGACGTAACAGCGCCAGGTGAGCTGGTCGTTGATCCGTTCCTTGGGTCGGGGTCGACGCTTCTTGCCGCTGAGCGAACGCGCCGACGCTGTGTCGGCGTCGAAGTCGAACCGGCCTATGTTGATCTCACCATCCGCCGCTGGCAGGAGATGACACGTGGCAACGCGGTTCATGCCGCAACTGGTGAGACCTTCGAGGACGTTCGCCGACACAGAACCGTCAAGCTGCTTCCACCGCCATCAGGAGGAGCACTATGATGTCGGATGACTACGTGATCGGCTATGGCCGCCCGCCCAAGCACTCCCGTTTCCGCCAGGGTCAATCTGGGAACCCGACGGGCCGCCTGCCAGGGGCACCCTCGTTCAAGCGCGCCATCCGTGACGAACTTGCAGCGACCATCGCCGTTAAAGACGGTGGTCGAACTTCCGAAGTTTCCAAGATGGAAGCTCTGGTGAAACGTCTGGTCGCAGGGGCCTTGTCCGGTGACCCAAGGATGCTGTCTGAGCTTCTTCGCCAGATCAACCTTCATATGTCAGAACCTGATAGGGCCGAGCGCGCGACACTACCGGCATCCGAAGATGATGCACGTCTGTTGTTGGAGTTCGCGCAACGGGCCTTGGGCAAACATGGCGACGTAGACATAGACCGGGAGGCTGGCGATGCCGACAAATTCTGACATCGACGCGCTCTTGCGTCAGGACTTCCTGAGCTTCGTCAAGAAGGTGTTTCAAACGCTGCACCCGGGGCGAGAATTTGAGGATAATTGGCACATCGACGCCATCGTACATCACCTCGGACGCGTCGCTAATGGCGAAATCCGCCGCGCCATGATCCATGTACCGCCAAGAGCCCTGAAATCAATCATCGTCTCTGTTGCCTGGCCCGCATATCTGCTGGGCCACGATCCGACCCTACAGATCATGGTGGTGTCGCACAGCTTCGAGCTCGCGATCGATTTGCAGAACAAGTTTCGTAAGATAATCGAAGCGGACTGGTATCAGTCGGCATTCCCGACAATGGTCGGTGCGACGGACAAGGATAATGAGCGGTTGTTCAGGACCACCTCCGGGGGCATGCGTCTCGCCACGTCCGTCGACGGTTCGATCACCGGGCAAGGCGTAGATATTGCAATTCTGGACGACCCCCTGGATGCCTCTGAAGCCGACAACGAGAACGCCTGCGCCAGAGCGAACTCCTTTTGCGACAAGGTGTTGTCGACCCGGTTCAACAGCCAGGTGGCAAGCTCAATGGTGCTGGTCATGCAGCGCCTCTCCGTCTTTGATTCGGCGGCGCATATGGCCCAAACTGATCATTGGGACAAACTGGTCTTACCGGCGCGGTCAGAGGAAGACCGCAATATTCCAGTAGGGCCAGGTCAGTTTCATCTGTTCCGCAAAGGCGAGTTACTGCATCCAAAACGGTTGACAGAGGACGTTCTCCTTCGCCAACGCAGCATAATGGGTGAGGCGGCGTTTCTTGCGCAGTATCAGCAGCGCCCAATTCCGGGTGGAGGCGGCGTTGTCGACATCGCGCTATTTCAAAGATATTCTACGCTGCCGAAGGCCTTCGATGCGAAGTTCATCAGCATTGATGCCGCTTCAGGTTCGGATTCGGGTTCGTATTCTGTCCTACAAAGCTACCAGATCTCTGACGGCCAGCTTTTTCTGACCGGAAGCCAGCGAGGTCGCTGGCCATTTCCCACGCTGCGACAGCGGGCTATCGAACTCCAGATCAAGGAGCAGGCTGATTTCATCGTTGTGGAAAACGCATCCAGTGGAATAGC